GATTGTCTGCCCGTCCTTCAGGTTAGAGAACGTCGGCGCGGTCGTGACGTTGCCCGACATCGTGACGGTGAAAACGTTCGAGAGAGCGCAATCAATCGCCATCGCCGTCGCGCTGAACGTCACCGCCACCGGGGTTGTCTGGGCGTTGCCCGTGATGGTCGTGCCGACGATGGTCGGATTCGTCGCGAACACGGCAGAGCCGGTGCCCGTCTCATCCGTCAACGCCGTGCGCAGGTTGGCGCTCGAGGGCGTTGCAAGGAACGCCGTCACGCCTGCGCCGGTGCCGCTGATGCCCGTTGATACGGGAAGGCCCGTGCAGTTGGTGAGCGTCCCCGACGCCGGCGTGCCGAGCACAACTGCCGTCAGCGTTTTGTTGCTGAGCGTCTGCGTCGCGGTCGTCGTCACCACGTCGCCAGGGCCGTTAGAAGTCGCCGCCGAGAACACGAGCGAGCCCGTTTTATCGAGGACGCGAATGCTGTAGTCACTGTTGGCGAAGAGCCGCGCGGGCGAGCCTTCGTACACCGGATACCCGCCCGACGTGCGGATCGGCTGCGATGCCAGCAGCGTCAGCGACTGGTTGAAGTACACGTTGATCGGGTTCGCCACCGGGTCGAGGTTGGCGGTGCCGATGTAGATATAACCATCCTCGAGCGCCACGCCGTCGTCGTCGGTGAAGAGCGGGTAGGGCGATTCGACTAGAAGTGCGGGCATTTAGTGATCCTCATTCAAGCGGCACAAGCGCCGTGCCTGGCTGCGTTTCTGGCGGCTGCTGGCTACTGGGGCTTGGCGCACGTGTTCTGCGACGCAGAAGCTCGGACATTCGCTTCAAGGCGTTTTCTTCGTTAATGCCTTGCGCCTTTCTGATGCCCGCCTCAATCAAACTGAAAGCGCGCTCGGTGTTGCTTTGGCGAGCCAAATTTAACCCAGTTTCTGCCGCTTGCGCGACTTGCCCTTTCAGGCTGGTATCAGCAACAGCGCCGAACATGCGATCGATTTCGTTGGCAAAAACAACCTGGTTGATGATGTCATCCTCAACCTTCATGCCATACTTTTTAGCAACCTGCTCTGCTTGATCCAGCGCGTCCATCAGTTTGACGCGCGTGGCGTAGTTGCTGGTGATTTTGCGCAACGCCGTTCCGAGAGCCCTGTTTACGTTCGGGCTTTCAAAGTCGATGCTGGTTCCCGCAGCCTTTTGCAAGTCGTTGAGCGCGGTCAGCGTGTCTGAGTAGCGCTCATTTGCCTGCCGATACTCTGGGAACTGAGCACCTATGGTTTGATTAATATTGCGCCGAAGGGCTTTAACTTGCCGTTCTGCCGCGGCGGTTAAAGGGTTCATCTGCGGCTTTGCGCCGTAGGATATCTGCGTATCAAGATACCGCTTCAGTTTGTGCATGGCTTCCGCGTCAGGCGGACCCGTAACGTTGCTCATGCGATCCAAAACATTGTTCAGCAGCTTTTCGGCCTGCACGTCCCCTTGGATATCGGAGTCTTTCAGATCAACAACGCGACGGCCTTGCTCGTTAACGCGAACTTTAACGCCAAGCTCGCCTAACCCAGACAAGAACTGATTGACGACCGGCTCGTAATCAATGCTCTGCCCTCGGAGCTGAGTATTGGCCACCTCTTCCAGTTGCTTACCTGCTTGCGTGCGTTGCGCGTCGATGTAGTCAACGCGCGATTGCAGCGATTCGCCTACAACATCACCAGGGCGATTCAACGCGCGGTATTTTTCGTTTTTCTTGCCTTGTCTATAGATGTTAAGCATCCGCTCCATTGCGGATCGGTCCGCGTCTGATCCTGCCTTGACGACAGATACCACGCCCTCGCGCCATCCCTGCTTCAGAACTTTATCGGCTTCAACGTCAGGCGTTACGGTATCGCCGGAAAGGTTGAAACGAACCGCCTCGGTGTTATACGGGTCTTGCTTGATTATTTCGGCAAGCTCTGTGCGTCGCGCTCTTTGCCCTGGGCGGAATACGTTCTCGATTGTTTCGGGCGCTTTTGCAGCCGCTTCTGAAACGGCCGTCACAGCTTTTTCTACGCCAGGGACCTTGAGCGCCGTTTCGCCCATAACAGTTGCGGCTTGTCTTGCGGGCGGAATGGCCTGCTGCACAGCGCCCTGCGCCAGCGCTTGCGGCACGGCGGTCACGGGAACGGGCGCGAGCTTTGCGGCTTCTGCGGCTTCGCCGACGGTTTGCAGCGCTTGCTGCGCAAGCTCCGTGCGCGGCTGGTAGGTGTAGCGTTGCAAGCCTTCCATCGCGCGTTGAGCCATCAAGTTTCCGCCAACCGACGTGCCGTATGTGCCGTTTCGGATGGATTCAAGCAGGCCTGCCACGCCGCCTGCACCGTAGCCAAGAACGCCAGTAGTCGCGCCCGTCAAAGCCGTAGCACCTAATTCGATGGGAGCGGTAATGGCTTGCGGGATCGACTGCCCGATAAATTGCCGCTGCGGCTGCGCGGGAGCGGGAGCGGCTGGACCTGCGCTGTCCGCGATGGCCATTGCTTGCTCTTCTGGCGTCAGAGCGGGAGCCTGCTGCATCTTGGCATATTCAGCCTGCGCCGCCTGAATGATTTGTTCATCCGTCGCGTTTTCTGGGCCTTCCAGCGTGAGAATTTTTCCGTCAGGCGCCTGTACCTTGTAAGTTGCCATGCTGTAATTTTACTCAGCCCTGATGATTTTGAATCCTGACGGAGCTTCGGGCGGCGCCCCCGCCTCGCCTTGCGCGCCCTTTTCTTTGATGAACTTCAACCAACCCGCTTGAGAGTTGCCGGGCTCACTTAGAAAAACGACCTGCTGCTCAAGATAATCAGCCAGCTTTTCCTGCGCGGCGATCTTGCGGTTAACCCAATCTTTCAGATCAGCGTCGTCTAGATTTGTCGGGAGAGCGGTTTCTAATGCCAGATCCAGCTCTTCCTTAGTTAAGGAGCCGAAGGTAACTGACCCAACAACATTAAGTCCAAGACGGTTTCGCGCGGTTTTTAATGCAATAGTTGATGCGCGCCAGTTCGGGAGTTTGCTGGCAATCACGCCAGTATCCGCGCCCTCATCAATCAAGCGGTTAACCTCTTGAAGGTCTGCGATATTGCCTCGGATATCTTCAAGCCTTCCGAACGCAGCATCCGCGCGCCTCTGAGAAAAAGCCGCGCCTCTTCGTTCGCCTTCGCGAATGCCTTGCAGTTCTGCGCCGCGATCTTGAGCAGCGGTGATGGCGTCTACGGCCTCTTGACCTTGAACGATGTCGCCCAGCGCATTGCGCACGACGCGCTCGCCGTTTTTCAGGATAGAGACCGTCGTGCCATCTTCGAGAATCTGCGACGACTGCACGTTAGAAGCATCAACGCCCGCGGTCGGATTGCCGATTGTTTTCGGCATTCCCTTTTCGTCGAGAATGTATGCCTGTCCTGCCGAAAGCTCGGGCAAGCCCAGTTCCGATGCCTGCTGCTTCGACAAAACACTGAATGCCTGTCCTGCCCCACCTACGCGAGCCTTCTTCAACGCATCCGCAATTGAAGAAGTCGCCTCCGGGTCCATGACAGCCAGGATCTGCATCATGGATGCGTAGGCGGTTTCGGGGTCTCGATCAAGCGCCGAGTTGATCATCTCAAGGTTCGAGGTATCGCCGCCCGCTTCGGCGGCTGCCTTAATCTCGTCGTCGATGATGCTTTTTGCGATGTCAGTTCTGCCCGATGCGACTGCGCTCAAAGCGCGCGCTGCGCGATTGAACTCGCCCTTTCGCTGTTCCGCCCCGAGCGCTCGATACTCCTGCATGAACGCCGCGCCCTGCTCCGGGTATTTGCGCGCAAGCTCAAGCGCGCCCTGCGGCGTCGGGTTGGCGTAGTAGGCGGAGGCGTCGGCCTTGTACTGCTCGGCGAGCTGTTCTTGCTCGCGCATCTGCCGCTGCTGCTTAAACACCGCGCCAAGCTGCAAGCCTTCCAGCAGCGCCGTGCCGGGGTCTGTCGGTCTGATCCCCATCTGCCCGAGGTAGTCGATGGGCGCCTGCATAGGATTGATGGCCATAATGAAGCCTCCTTATCGACCAAACGGGTTGGCGATTGGCATGAATCCGCCGGTTCCTGGCGCAGAGTAGCCAGCGCCAGCAGAAGGCGCAGCAGCACCGCCACCGAAGAAGCCCGCCAACGATGACAAACCGCCTTTCAGTCCCGACGCAAACTCAGTCATTCCGCCTGAAGCGATAGCCCCACCAATCCGCATCATGTCGTTGAATTGCATCATGTCTCGTTGACCTGCTGCCAGCTTGCTGCCAGCCATCGCCGCCCCCTTCCCGAGCAGAAGGTTCGAGACGTTCGTGCCCGTGGTCAATCCACCTTCGCCCTGAACAATCGCGCTCGTCCTTCCGATGTCGGTCAGCCCTTCGAGCTGCCCGTACCGCTGCTCGATAAGCCTCTGAAGCATCGCGGGTCGGAACTGCGCCAGCGCAGCCTGCACATTGCCGCCTCGCAGCCCGCCGGTAGCGCTTGCCTGCTGGAGAATCGCCTCCTCGCCCTGGCGCGCAAGAGCCTCAAGCTGAGGAGAAGCGGCGAGGGCGTCGATAGCCGCCCGTTCGGCTTCAGGACCACGCAACCCTGCCATCGCCATCTGCTGCTCAAGCGCCGGGGCGCCAGCTTGCACATAAGGCGACATCAGATTAATCAGCGCATCGAACTGCCGCCGAGTCTCCTCGATGCCCGCCTGCGCCGCCTTTGCCTGAATCTTACCAGCGCGCTTGCCTGCGCTTGCTGCCGCAGAAGAGCCGGTGATATCGCCGACAACGCCGCCAATCGCCTTACTTATCGAGCCCATGATTTAGCCTCCCAGTCGGATCTTGTCATGCCTAAGACCCAGACGCCTTCAGGGGCGCCGTTGTATGAAAATGCGTCCCGCCGGAATCCCTCGATCTGGAACCCCAGCCGCAGACAGTAGTTGCGCGCCGTGAGCATCGACTCGAAAACGTAGGCGGTGACGCGCTGGACGATGGGCGAGTCGTTAAACGCCCAGTTGATGCAGGCATGACCGAGAGGACGCGACGACTTCAGCGCTCGGCGCAGAAGGAGCGAGTGCAGCTCGGTCTCGGTGTCGGAGTATTCAATCGCCATGAATGCGCCTGCAAAGTCTCCATCGACCCACGCCGACAAGTATGTCACAAGCGGGTGCGTGATTGGAGCGGCGTCGTAGTAGTCGTGGCTCAAGCGTTGAATGTACGGATCTGCGTAGACCTCGGCAAGCTGCTCCGGCGTGATGCCTTCGGTGACGCAGCAGATCAAGACGCCTCCTTACCCGAGACGCGAATCACGATCGTGCTGGCAATGCTCGCCACCGCCGAGAGCTTAGCGCCAGGCGACAGCACCTGCCCGACGATCTCGGGACATGAGTAGCTCTCGCCCTGCGCGAGATAGCGCAAGGAGACGAGTTGGTTTGCCGCGCTGGCTGTGCCTGCGGAAGGAACAATGTTGAGTGTGACGAACGCGCCCGACGAGCCCGAGTTGTTGAGCGTCACCGACAGAATGGTCGTCTTGACGCCGTTCGCAATGTACTGATTCGTCTGGATATTCTCGACGTACTTCGACTCGACCAGGACGGTATTGTTAGTCGCCATTACTGTTGCACCTGCAAGAAGGTCGCGACGGCGCTCGGCGCCGCTGGGAAGTTGGCGGTGGCGGCGATGGGCGAGAGACTGACGTTCAGTCCACCCAGCACGCCGAAGCCGACCTCGATGTAATCATTCGCGGCGAGCGAGAAGAACTCGGTGAGCACCAGCGCCGTGTAACCGTTGTTGATGTTGATCGACTGGTACCGCGCGCTGTTAGCAGAATCGACGCCGTTTTTCTTGAAATAGGCCACCGCCGACCGCGCTGCTCCGACCGTGCAGGCGAACTGAAGCGTCACGGCCACCTGGTAGAGCCCCGACGCCGGCACGACCATCCTGCTCGACGGCGAGCCGATGACGACGCCGTTGCTGATCTTGGTGTTGTCCCACGTCACGAGGTACTCATCGCCTGCGACGGCGGGCGTCTGCGTCGTCGTCTTGGTGAACTCGCCGTAGTATTCCTGCAACGATATCGTCGGACGCACCATAAGCTGCCCGATGGTCGTGCTCGCGTAGAGCACCGCCGCGACCGAGATAACGTTATCCGGTGCGGTTGGTTTGCTGTTCGTCAGCCCGCCCACGTTATCAGGCGACGCCCAGAGGATCTGGCCGGTTACCCACGTCTCCCCATACGGCGCGCCTGACGTGTTGACGCCGACAACGCGCCCGTAGAGCGTGACATAGCCCTGAGCGCTTGGCTGAATGTCCTGCGTGGCCAAGCCGACGAAGTACAAGCTGTCCGTGCCGCCGTCCGCCAGGTAGGGAGCGACCTTGATGCGGTTGCTGCCGTTGGCGCCCGCAAAGCCGACAGCGGTGCCCTTCGGAATCAGCGTCGGCGTGCCGTTCAGCACGATCATACGAATGACCGTGCCCTCGCGGTCGTTGATCATCTGGATCTGCGCCAGCGCCGAGTCGGCGGACGCCTGGGCGTTGTCGGCGGCGTTAGACACCTCATCAATGGTCGAGGGCGAGGCGACTTCCGCCGCGTCGAATAGCCCCTCGAACGCCTTGATCTGCTCCTGATTCTTCAGGAACGTGGCGAGCTGATCACGGGTCAGCCGCTTGATGAGCTTGCCGGTGATGGCCATCAGTACGCCAACGGCTCGAGCGTCGCCTCAAGGCGCGCAAACGCCAAGTGCGCGTCGCTGTCGCCTTGGAAGCGCTGCACGCGCCAGTTGCGCATATGGCCCTGCTGGAACCAGACGAGGCGCTTAGTGTAGTTGCCGACGGTGCCGGCTTGCACGACGCGATCTTGCGACCAGTTGAGCCCGTCGACGCTGTAGCTCGTCGAGATCGGCGGGTTCTTGCCGAGAGCGACGCGCCCGGTGAGCGATACCAGCTCAAGCGCGTTAAAGAGTGCGCCGCGCGAGTCGTTGTAAACGATGCGGGTCGCGAACTCCCAGCGCACCTTCGAGCCCCAGTGCGCGCTCGTCGCCTGGTCGAGATAGCCGACCGCCGTTGACTGCGGATCAGCCGTCAGCCAGCGGTCGTACGCCCACACAAAGCTACGCGCCCGGTACTGAGCGTAGCCCTCGATGGTCGAGGCGAGACAGAACCAGACCGGCACGCCCGCCGCCTGCGATGCTGCCGCGTCGTAGACGAGCGTGCGGTCGGGGAGATGGATGTAGAGATGCTGGTGGCTGCGGTCGTTGCGCGCCTCGAGCTTGACGCCCGCAAGCTGCGTCTCGGTGTAGTCGAGCAGCAGGTCGTCGATCTCCTGCGTCGAGATCTTGGTGGCGCCCGCGTTGACGCCGAGATAGACGCCTGGCGCTTCATTCCGCCCGCTGCCGAGAAACGCGATCGTTTCGACATAGACGCAGCAGGCGTGCGTCCCGACGACGCCCTTCTGGATCTGCGCGCCTTCGATGCGCTGGAACGGGAAGAACTCGCTTCCGACGTTCTCGAACACCTCGATGGTGTTGCGGTTAAGCGCGTAGATTTCGTTTCGCAGCTTCAGAAGCGCCACCACCGGATCAGGGTCGATCTCGGAACTGCCATACTTCAGCGGGTTGACGGCGGTCGGATCGGTCAGCTCGGTGACGACCAGGCTGGTGCCGTCCGTCGTCATAAAGTACCCGTCGATCCACGCGACATCGAGCACAACGCCGAGGTCGGGGTCGGTGACCTGCGTCAGCGTCGTGCCGTCCCAGTAGAAGAGGTTATTGTCGCTCGCGATCGCCAGGCGGTCGAAGCTGTAGTCGAACGTCACGAGGTTCGTCCCGCCCACGTCGCCGAGCACCGTCACCGTGCCATTCGATGCGATCGAGCAGAGCTTCGTGCCCATCACGCGGTAGCAGCCGCCCTGCCAGTTGATCGCGCCTCGGTCGATGCCGGGGCCAGTGCCGTTCTGCACAATGCCATCGCCTGGGCGCAGAAAGCCCTCGGAGATGCCCGAGTCCACCGGCACCGGGATCATGTTGACCGGATACGACGTACGTATCGCAGGCGACGTGTCCGTGTAGATGCCGGAGGCGATGGGAATCTGCATTAAACGCCGCCCTCGCCGGTCGCGATGTTGAGCGTCGTGCCCGCTGCGCTGATATGCGCCACCGTCACGTCGCCGCTGCGCTTGCGGACGATGATCTCGCTGCCAGAGCGCACGGGAATATCCGCCGTCGTGGCGGTCTGCGTGCCCTCGCCGATGCGAACGTAGCAGATGTTCGCGCCGCTGTTCACCAGCCGAACCGCGCGGTCTTGGCTGTTGACGGTAACGCTCGCGCTCGTCGCAGCAGGCGTTACGACCTGGTTGCTTTTGTCGCGTTGGGTGAACTGGATGTTGTACATGTCACGCTCCGTGAGGTTGGTGCAAGTCTAGCAAAAATGGGCGACGTCGGGCATGGTTACACCGTTTTCATAGCTTCTGCGACAATTCTTACGCGCCAATCAATCGTGGTCGATGCTTTGCCTGTCACCGCTACCCTTAAAAAGGCCGCGTTGCAGTTGATCGTAACACCGCCCCATGTTCCGGCGTTTATATCGGTACCGACCGTCTCGACAGACCCAGAAATCGACGCGGTGCCTGCGGTGTTTATGATGCAAGCCCTGCGGATAAAAGACCCGACCTCCGTTCCGTCTGTTTTTCTTCCAACGACATATGCGAGGACGTTGTAGACAGAATCGGTCACCGTGCTGCAAGTATTGGCAGTTGTCGCAGTTGCGGAGCCGTCAAAGTAAACCTGCGCTGCGGTTGCGCTTGTGGTTTGGACAAACCCGGTCCATCCGCCGAACTCCAGCCTGGTCGAAATGTTCGGCAGCGGGAGCTGGTTTAAGCTGTAACGCACCCTCTCAAAAGAAATGAACGCTTCGTCGTTTACGTCCGCCAGCGAGATCCAATCGCCTTGAACCCACGTTGAAGCAGTCAACCAAGTGTCTTTGACTGTCAGCCCGTTGCGCTGGTTCCCCGTGTGATGCTGCAAAGAAAACGTCGGGTTTGCTGTGTCGTTTGATGTTAACTGGCATCCGTCTATAACGACTTGCGGCCCACGGATGTCGAACATCGTTAGATTTTGATCGCTTTGCGCTTCGGTGCAGCCTCTGACCAGAACGTATCCCGTGCCTTTTGCTTGCAAAAAGCGCTTAGTGTTTTGCTCAAAGCGCACGCCATCAATAATATTGCCAGCAACGGAAGACCCAAGGTTTTGAAACTTGAACGGGTAATCGTCTGCGCCCGTACCGCCGCACGTGTAAACATTCCCACCAAAAACAAAAACATTGCCGCCAGCCTGGCAATCCACAACGTGCGTGCAATTTCCGGCGGTCAAGTGCCAAAACGTATAGTTCAGGCCTTGGCTGTTTACGACATACAGCCCTCGGGTTAAGTTGGAAAAAAACGGCTTGAAAAAGTTAACGCCTGCGCACCCGCCATCCGTCACGAGCGTCCCGCATTGCACGCCATTGACTGCATCTTCAAACGTGCAGTGCTCAAAAGTCATCTCGCCGGATCCGTAGCCGATATCTTGTTGAACGTGCCAGATGATATTGGCCCGGTTTGTCGATTCCCCGAGAAAGCAGATCTGCTCGATTTTCAGGCCGAGCACGCCATCAGACACAAACATCGTGCCGCCGGCCGCTCCGCCCCAAATGATCGCGGTGTACTGGCTGCTGCGGGTTGTGGTGCGCGGATCTCCGACCAGTCCGCCCGCACCGATAAGTCGTCCGCCGCCATACGGCGCCGCCGTTGGGAACGTGATCGTTGACGTGATTCGGTATTTGCCAGGAGGAAAAACGACAGTCGAGCTTGCGTTGATCGCAGACTGAATCGCTGCCGTATCATCCGCCACCCCATCCCCTACTGCTCCAAAGTCTTTGACGCTCACAACATCGCGCAGCTTCGCCTGCACGGTGCGAGAGACGGCGCCGGTGCCGGCGGGCGTGTACGTGATCTCGTCCGCGTTGTCGGGCAGATCCATCGTTTGCTCGAGATACGCCGTCAGCGTCGAGAGCGAGAACTTCCTCGCGTCGCCGTTCTCGACCGAGTACGTCGGCACCTGGTTGCTGGGCTCGAGCGTGTCGAGCGTGGGGAGTTGGTTTATGGTGGGCATGAGGCGTCCTTATGTGAACGATCCAGCAACGCTGACAACGTGCCAGTATCCTGTCTCAAAGCAAGAAAGGTTAACCGTGCCGCCAGACGCCAGCGTTTTATCCGTCGTCGTGCCATCGGACCACGTTCCATTAGGACGCACCGTAATAGAGTGCGTTCTGTTGGCGGCGATAACCTGCACATTTCGGCCAACAACAGGCGGTTGTAGGTTGACGCGGTAAACGCCGGTCGCGTTGATGTTGCTTACGATTGAGTCGTAACCGAGGATCAAGTCGAGGTTTGCGGTCGTTAACTGATTGACCGGAGATGAGTTGCCCTCAAACCGCAGCGTCTTGGCGCCGCTGTTCGCAGGCTCAAACACTCGAAACGCTGGCGCGTAAGCGTTGTTGTAGTAGAACGTGTTGTTTTTGGCGTTCAAGGTAACGGCATTGGCGCCTGATCCGTAAAGCGGGAGGATGTTGCGAAACGTCGTCACGGCGGGCGCGCTGACGGTGATGGTGTTGTTTGCCACCGTCGCCTCGACATTTCCCGCATCCGCCCATAGGTTCAAGAACGTAGCTGCCGTCGAGCCCCCGGTCGTCATGTTCTGGTACTCAACCAAACAGCGATTGCCCGAGAAGTTAAACCCCGAAATTGCAGAGGCCGCCGTTCCTCGCGCATACGCCGCGTAGAGCGTGTTCGAGTTCAGGTTTTTTGATATCAGCGTGAAGTCGTTATCAACGACGGTGATGTTTGCGCCTGCATCTTCCGCATAGAAAACCAGTCCTGCGTAGGCGTCAGCGGTGATATGCACCTTGTTCGCTTGAATGATCTGTCCAGCCGCCATGCCGCGCAGATAGGTGTTGAGCAGAGCGTTGCCGGAAATGTTCGCGCGCTCTATGGTCGACGTGATGCCTCGGACGCTTTTCGTTTGGTTCAGATCATAAGAAACGGCGTTTCCGCTGATCGCGCAATTATATTTCCCCGCGTCCGCTTCGTGCGTTGGTATCTTGGCGGCGATACATCCGTCCTCAGACGGGCCGCTGTTTTTCACAATATTGCCCGTGATGGCAACGTTCACGCCTTTAACGTAGACCGCCTCGCAGGCGTTTTCTGCGGAATGGTAAACGTTGTCGATGATGTTGTTCGATATGACGATCTCGCAGCCGTTTACGATAAAGGCGTGCGTCTCATCTGCTGTTGAGTTGCCAACGCCCGACACAACGTTGCCATCAATGCAGATGCGCTTCGTGTTTGAGCTGGCGGCCGTGCTTCCGGTTCCGATCTGAATGGCGGCGCAGGAGCTGGACGTGGCGTATAGATTCTCGAACCGGTTACCTGAAAAATAGCCCTCCTTTACCGCTCCGCGCAGATGCAGACCGAAGCCGCCGTCGATGGTGATGTTCGTGACGTGCGCCCACTGAAGCGTGCCCGTGCTCGCTTGCAGAATCCCGATATTGTTGCCCTTGGTAAATCCAACGCCGGACAAAACCAGCTCGCTGGCGGTGTCTGCTAATGTAATCGTGCCTGTCTGGCTGATGACGCCCGTTCCGAAAATGCGCAAGCTGCCGGAGGTCGTAAACGCTCCGCAGACATAAGTGCCAGCGGGCAAAAACACAAAAGCATTAACTGAAGAGGCGTAGTTAACGGCGGCTTGAATTGCGGCGGTGTCGTTTGTAACACCATCCCCAACCGCCCCGAAATCCATCACAGACACAACATCCCGCAGCTTACTCTGCACCGTCCGCGTCACCGCCCCGGTGCCTGCCTGCAAAAAGCTCACCTCGTCCGAATTGTCGGGAAGGTCGAGCGTGTCCTGCATGTAGTCGGTCAAAGCCGTGATCGACATCCTCCGCGCATCCCCCGAGTTCGGCGCATAGACGGGAATCTGATCGCCGCTTGACGGCGTGCCGAGGAGCGGAAGCTTGTTGATCGTCGGCATCTTTACTTCACCAAGTGACTAATGAACCAGGTTCCAACGCCCCCGAGCGCCGACGCAATCGCCATGCCGGCGAAGATCCCGCCGTGGCTGCGATTGGCGAGCGCGAGGAGCTCCTTAACGTCCTTCTGCAAGTCATCGACCTGCGCCTCGAGCGTCTTTACCTGCCCGATCAGCAGTCCGAATTTCACGGGGTCAACATCCGTCACGATATCAGCGCTCCTTCAATGGCATCGTCGTGATCGCGCGCAGCACCACGACAGCGATGGCAATCATGCACCCGACGAACGCCTGGCCGGCGGGCGGGAGCGGTAGGTGGAAAACGAAGCCTTGCAGAACGGACAGCACCGCCAGTGCGATAGAAAACTGGATGGTGCGGGAGCGGAGGAGAGATGCGATTCCAGGCATGGTGGCTCCTTACAGGTTACCTTCAGAAACCCAAGTCCCAGGCGTTCCTGCGACGGTGCAGATCCAGCCCTTCGGCGCCCCAACGGCGGGCGCGCTGTTGAAAACGTGATCGCCGACCTTCCACGTTCCCGTCGTTGGTGCCGCCGATAGCGTAGTAAAGGTCTTGCCGTTCAGCTCGAGCGATCCAAATTTCGCGGCGTTTATGGGCGCCAGTTCGCCGAAAGAGACGCTAACCTCGTCAACCCAGACCTCGGCCGTCGTGTTTAGGGCCAAAAAATAAAACCCGAAAGGTTGAGACCCTGACGCCGCCGGGTACGCCGTCATCGTCATGACCTGCCACCCAGAGCCGGGAGACGCCTGGTAACTGGTCGTCGAATACAAGCCGGCGACAACAGGTACGATTTTTGCCGGTGATGTACCCGTTATCTTCACAAGCGCAGAAATCGTCATCGGCTTTCCGACCTGCGCCGCCGACAGCGTGATGTTTTGCACGAACTGGAAAGATCCGCCGCCGGACCAGATGAAATGGCCCATCAGGCCGGGCGCGACCTCAGATGCAATGTACTCTTCGGTTGTCGGGACAGGAGAGCCGGCGCCATAAAAATTCCAGCCATGCCTGCCAGCTTCAAACGATGGGTTGATAAGCAGATTCTGAGCGTTCAGGTATTGTGGCGACGAGTAGGCCGACATCCCTGCGACCGGTGTTCGGAACAAGTTCGCGTCGATAAACTCTAGAACCTTGATGTTCGCCAGCTTGTCCAGTCTCAGCCGATCTGCGCTGACCCTGGAATAGACCTTTTCGATGTTGATGTATGACGTGGAATCAACGTCGAGGAACGAATAAAACGGCACGTCCTCTGCGTTTGAGGACAGGAAATCCAAACTAACGTAGGATTTATTGCTGAGCTTGATTTTCCCTGTCGCAGCCGCGCCGAGCCTGAGAGCGCCTTTAAGGTTGACCTCTTGCGACTCTATGATGTCGAGCTGGTAGCCATTGTTTGTCGTTAACTCTCCCCAGAAATCATAGATCGTCGTGTTAGATGTCCCGTTGAGTTTGATCGCCGATTTGTTAACCGACCCTGTGCCCTCGATGAGTATTCTGCGCAGCACGTTTCCGTCAGATGAGGACGGGAAGACGCCGTGATTTGCGATCTCGACATACGCTTCCGTCGTTGAGCCTGTCCCGTGTTCCTTGTCGATGTCCTCGATGAGGTTCCAGTTTCCCTTCAGAAAAATAATCTGATCGATCGAGCCGCCAGAGTAGACCCTGTTTATCACGCACGCTTGCGTGTACGAATCCAGAACAAAGCCGTAGGTTGTGGTGAGGGTAATGTTGGAAAATAAGGAATTGAGCACGACGGTCGCAGACTGTCGGATGGCTGCGACGCTCGCCATAAAGCTCAAATTAGAGACAACCGCGCCTTGAAAATAGGTTGTCGGTCCCGCGCCGCCGCCCTTGAGAAGAACCAAAGCAGTGCCGGAGAATCCGCCCGACGCTTTCAGCAGCGTTCCGGGACCATCGCCGACAAACTCCTGGAATGAGTACAGAGACAAAGGCGAAGAGATTAGGTAAACGCCAGCAGGAAGATAAATTCTTTTCGTGTTGGTGGCTGGGTCGAGCGCGTAATAAGCCGCTCTGACGGGCTTGCTGGCTTCGATAGCCGCCTGAATAGCCGCGGTGTCATCCGTAACCCCGTCACCTACCGCCCCGAAATCCTTTACCGACACAACGTCCCGCAGCTTGCTCTGCACACTCCTCTGCACCGCCCCCGTGCCTGCCGGGTCGTAGTCGATCTCCGAAGCGTTCGTGTCGATGTTGTTCTGCATGTACGCTTCGAGCTGCCCCACCGACACCCGCCGCGTATCGCCGTTCGACTCGTCGAAGATCGGCAGACTGTCGCCTGGTAGAACCTCGCCGATCGGGGAGAGATTGATAATCTGCGGCATCAGTTGAACTCCAGAATGCCCTCGGGGCCTGTCTCGACAGGATCAACCGGGGTTGGCATGAAAGGATCGTCCGCGTCGCGCCAGTATTTATTACCTGCGCCGGACGGGAGCGTATCGGGGAATTGCAGCTCAATCGGCGCGGTGGCGCGCTGCAAGACGGTATCGTAGGCGGTCTTAGCCAGCAGCCGCGTGTCCGGCATGATCTGCTTGCCATACGACGGCGCCAGGCGCACGGCGAGGTTGAGAATAACCGCCTCGTTAGCGCTGTCGGGAACGTTGGTTTCTTCTGCCAGGCTGCCCTGCTCGGGCGATGCGGGAATAGGGTAGGAGAGCCGAATGCCCTTGCCGTTCCAGTCCGCCATCATGGCGTCAAGGCGACGCCGTGCGTACTCGAGTTGCTCCGGCTGGATATCGAAAACGTAGGACGCGAGTCCTATCTCGGTGAGCGCTGCCTCAACGAATTGCCTCTTCGTGTACGCCATTGCCTCGCATCACCTCGCTGATTCGCGCCAATAATACCTTGTCAGCCGTTCGGGCATTGTAGCGAATCCCGAGCTTGCGTGCTTGTTGTTCAATCTCCCCTCGCGACGGCGGTGCGTCGTCACTAGGCAAAGCATACGTGCGCCGCTTGCGCAGAGCAATCGAGCGCATACGCCCGCGCAGGCGCGGATAGGCGGCTTCGCCCGCAGCGTCGCACGCCTCCGCAATCGACTCGAACCATTTACCCGACGCCAGCGCCTCTGCCAGCTCTTCCTCGCTCTCGACCGACTTGCAGCCCCATGTGGGATGGCTTGTCGTTTTCTGATACGGACCAGGCGAGCAGTAAACGTGGCGCGGATACATCATTTCCCCTTTTTCGGTGCCTTCGACGGCTTGCCCGCCTTCTTGGCGGCAGTGCGTGCAGTCTCAAGCGCAATCGCAATCGCCTGCTTTTGCGGCTTGCCCGACTTCATCTCCTTCGAGATGTTCGAGCTGATAGATTTCTGGCTGTAGCCCTTCTTCAACGGCATAAATGCTCCTAAAGAGAAAGGGCGGCATTGCGCCGCCCCTCCCTATTCAGTCATTACTGACCGAAGATCAGCACGCCGGCCATTTCCGGCGCGGTGCAGACGACCCCGTACAGCGTATCCAGACGATACTTAATCGTCATGGTGTCGATGTCGTAGAACTTCTGCATCACCAGCTCGATGCCCTGGTCCGTGCTTGCACGCATGACCGCCGCGCCGCTGTCGGTCGGAACTGCGTATCGGCCCGGGAGCAGCTCGATCGAGTTCTTGAACCAGAACGGGTTGACGTTGCAGGCGTTGTCGTTCAGCCAGTTGATCGACGCGGTAGCAGAGGTGCTGGCCACGTTGATGTTCTTGTACTGAAGCTCAGCATCGGTCGGTGACGAGTTCGCGCCAATCATCGGCGGAGAAATCGTCATCGTCGTGCCGCTGTCAACCGAGATCACGCGGAAGGTCTTAGGCTGGCCCGTCGACTGCTTGGTGATCTGATGCACTGCTTCGATGCCAGCAATCGTGAACGCGTCGCCCGCTACCACGCCGACCGTGGTCGATACCGTTACCGTCTGGTATCGGTTGTCCACGTTAAGAACGCCCGCGGTCGAGGTCGTGGTTGCTCGCGGGACGAAACGGACCTGGGCGCCGTTGGTTGCGATGGTGACAGCCGTCGCCTGGGCAGCCAGACGGTTGGCGTAATCCATCTTATAGGTATCGAAACCTGCCACCATACCGACGTATGAACGCTCATACGCGCGATCAGACTTCGCGTTACCGAACGAACGGGTAGCCGTCGCCAGGTTGCCAGCCAGTCCGTTGTAATCGCGAGTCGACAGCGCCAGGTATCGGTCGTAGTCCGGCACGCCCTGTTCGTTCATGATCGCATCGCAGAGCGCCACGTCGTCGTAGTCACCAGCCGCACCAGCGACTGCAACGACGAGCGTGCCCTGGTTCGAGGCGACACTCAGAACCGAACGGTTAATGTCAGACGCGAGCTTCTGCTTGGCGGCATCGCCGAGGCGGCCTTCTTGCAGCGCGTCTCGCAGTTCCTTCGCGTTCAGCTTCCAAGCCGAGGTCTTGGAGAAGCCGAGCGTGGACGGCACGGAAAGCTGCGTCATGTCGTCGTAGTTAGACGAAATGGACGAGCCGACAGTGCTATCAAAGCTCTGCGCAATGTACGGCATCGGACGCCAGATGGTGTCGCGTGCGCGCTCCATCGTTGCGCCATCGGTGGCGTAGACGTTGACGTTACGGCTCAGAACGAGCGCATCTTGGAAGCCTTCGAGAATGCTCTCGAACGCTACGATTTCCTCTTTTGAAAATGCATTAGGCATTTCAGACTCCTGTTACTTTTGTTGCCGCGACCGCTTGTAGGCCATGACCTTTGACATATCGCCGGTCTTGAGTGCCTCGTTGCGCAGTCGCTCGAGTGTTGAATCGACAGAACTTGCACGCCCGGTGCCTTTAACAACGGGCTCTGGCGCCGGCGGTGGCTTGCGAGTAGTCACTTTGAGTTCCTTCTCCAGCTTCGCAACCGCAAACGCAAATTTCACGGGATCTTGGATCGCAGCCAGTTCTTTCGCTCGCCGAGTGTTCTTGCCGAGCGCATACACCACAAGAGCGGGATTGTCCGCACCTTGTAGCATGATGCCCTGCTGAACCTCGGAGAAGGTCTCCTGCGCAATCGCCTCGGCGTCCTCGTAGTCCTTCACCTTGAGCGCCGCTTTCGCTTTGCCGTAGGCGTCGAGCTTTGCCTGCCACGACTTCGCCTGCTCTTCCTCTGCACGCTTCGCCTTTTCGGCTTCTGCGTCAGCGGCTCGCTTGCGGTCGTACCAGGACTCGAGTGCCGCCTCGAAAGCCTCGGCGTCGTAGTCGTGATCCTCGAGCTTTGGCTTCGGACCCACCGCCTGCTTACGTGGCGGCTCTGCGGTCGTCAGCTTCTGCTGGAGTTCGCGATGCTGTCGCTGTAGCTCTCGATGCGCCTTGCGCAGATCCTTGACCCACTGCGGAGCGGGTTGGTTCTGCTGCACATCCTCTTCTTCGGGGTCCGGCGATTCATCCCCAATCGAGACAACCATATCCCCATCGTCTGCTTCTTCCTCAACCACCATCTCGGTGTCGAGCGCATCCTCGGGAATTGTCTCAAGCTCTGCCGTATTTTCTGACATCTTCAACCTCTCGCCCTTTGGTGGGCGGCAACCATGAAATCTATTCTAGATGCTGTCCTGTGAATCGCGCAATATTCATGCAGCAATCCCGACAGCGGCAAGCAATGCGCGCGAGTCCATCTCGTCGATGATCTCGAGGATGGCGATGATCTCCTCCTCCTCGCGGGCGAAGATCTCGACGACCTTCGAGGCGACCTCGACCTCCTCGCGGATGCGCGACTCGCGTTCGATGCGTGCGACCTGTTCGCGCAGCTCATCAAGCGACGCGCGGGCGGCCTCGTACTCTGTCACCAGCTCGCCAAGTCGCTGCGCCGATTCAGACTGCGCCTTCTTCAGCACGCGCTGCGCCGCCTTGACCTGCTCGGCCACCTCTTCGGTGCGCAGCGACTCCTCGAACCTGGCGCGTTCGTTCGCCCAGCCGCGGCGCTTGGCCGTCTTGCCGGGTCCGCCGCCTGCAAGCTGCGTGATGTTGGCGATCAGCTCAACGGGGAAGCCGGTGATGTTGTACGCGCCCGGCATCGTTTGCAGTACGAACTGACCCGCGGTCGCCTTCTCAAGATCGACGGGCGAGCCGGTGATGTCGTAATCCCCTGGCGTCGTGTCGAGAGCGCGCCCCAGCAGGAGCGAGGGCGAGCTGCCCGTGATGTCATAGTCACCGGGCGTCGTATCCAGCGCGCGGCCGAGCAGAAGCGACGGTGAGCTGCCGGTGATGTTGTAGGCGCCGGGCGTGGTGTCGAGCGAGTAGGCGGTGACGGCAGCCGCATCAAGCGGGAAGCGCGTCCGTTGCGACTGGAAAAGCTGCCAAGGGTTCGACGTTAGCGCCAGCGCCTCAACGGGCGAGATGGCGCGTTCCCAAACGGCGCCCATCGCGAAATGGCCGTCGAACGACTGCGGGAATGCGTTGCCAAAGTACAGTCGAGTGCCGGGGTTAGTCGGAGCATTCGACGTGCTATTGATAAACGCGCCGTTGGCGTAAAACGACACGTCGTTGCCGGAAATGGTGACCAGCACGGTCTGCGTTTTGCCAACCGCGGCGCCGCCCGTCCACGTAAAACGATAAGCGCCGCCCCAGTAGACGCGAAGATCACCCGCCGTCGTTTGGTTTAACGCAATTCGGGGTCCGCCCGTGTTGAGCGCTGTTTGCGCCCACTGAACGACGCCTCGACCGTTTGCGGTCGTCGCAAGACTGAGCGGATGGTACTGGATCAGGAACGAGAGATTGGCGGCGTTCGAGGTCGTCGGCGCCGTGACCGCACCATCCGCCGCCTGCTGCCTGACGCGCCACGTCGTTTTAGACTCAACAACCGAGAAATCAACCGTACCTTGGATCAGCGTCCGGTTGCTGTTCGACAGGTTGATCGGCTCGATACCGCCCGCCGCGTTGACGAGCGCGGTCAACCCCTCAGTGAGATGCGAGCCAGAGAGACTGCGCGTGCTCGGCTGGCTCTGATTGACTCGCGGCAGAATAATCATGCGATGTCGTACTTGATGCCGACGTACTCAAACGAGTTGGTGTTGATCGCGTTGCTGCGCAAGTTAACGGCAGTGTTGTGCGCCACAAACAGTCCCCAGAACTTCGGCACAACGCCGCCGAACAAGGCCGCGACGGAGAACGGGAGGACGAAATATTGAACGTCAGTCGTGGCCGCAGGCACGTTGATAGCCGCTCCCAGACGCAATGCGTTGAGGATACCCGTGTTCGTCAGCGTCTCCGCGCTGTCGGTTCCGTCGAGAACGTCGATCGCGGTTGTCGCAAGCGATGTATCCGCGCCGTAAACGTAGACCAGGATCGAGGTATTCGCCGTCGGTGTCGTGCCGACCGAGACGCTGCCGCTTACCAGAACATCAACGTACTTGTTCGTTGTGTTGTCGACCTGGCTCGACTCTCGACCAGCGACAAACGTCGCGGAGCTGGCGAGCGCCGAGAGGTCCATTGTAATGGCGGTATTGCTTGAATAATTGACTGTTGAGGTTGCCATTTAGCTCGCCCTCGCCTGCATAACGTCTTGATAGCTAACGTCCCGCCCGATGGCGACCACGGAGCGAGAGAGGATCGCGGCGGCAAGCCCGCTGGTGCCGTAGATGGCGTCGTATTCGGCTTGCGTAATCACGCCAGTCACGACCCAAGCACTGAACGCCTGCAATATCGCCTGCTCTTCCGTGTGAATCAGCGCCTCAGACCCGCTCACGATCAGGTCGAGGAACACCTGGCAGCTCGCCTGCACCGCCTCTGGCTGCTGGCTGTCGGTCGCCGCCGCCTGAATGCGCACGCGGGGTCCGCCTGCCGCCCAGAGCATCGCAGAGCCCACGGTGATCGGCTTGTAGCCCGCCTCGCTCGGCGTGTTGAGCGCGACCGCGATGGCGTATGCGCCGTCTGATGTCTGCGGCTGAGACGACAGCGCTGGATCTGCGACGATCAGCGCGTTGATGGCTTGAGCTTCTTGTGGTGTCAGCATCGCTTAAACCAGCGTGAACATGGTGCCAGGGTTGGCGTTGTCGAACTTCAGCGTGAAGGTCTCGCCTGCGCCAACCAGCGTGATGCCGGGGCTGCCGTAGTCGAACCAGGCGATCAGCGCATCCGCAGGAGACGTTGAACTGTCGTTGTACAGCACGGCGTAGCGGAACGGGCCGAAGCCTGCGCCTGAGCCCGTCCATACAATCTCGGTGCCGCTCACCGTCGTGGTGCCCGACGTCTCGCTGATCGTGATCGTCGTCGTCTCGCCGCCGGTCGTGTAGCCGCCGCCATTCGCGATCTGCGTGATGTCAGTCAGGATGGTGTTAGCCGCCGTTGGCGCGCTGTTCGTGAGCACGACCTTGAACGTGTTAGCGTCAAAGTCGTGAACGCCGCGGACTAGCTGCTCGGAGAAGTCGTTAAATTTGTTCCAGGCGCTTGTTGCCATCAGCCCACCTCAACGCCGACGATGCGGCCCTTGTCGCGCACGATGCGCTTCGGTTTGGATATTGCCGCAATCGCGGCCTCTGCGTTCTTCTTGTTCGACTCGACGAGCGACTTAATCGCCGACTGGATCTCATCGCTGGCGCTGACGAGCTGCTTAGCGGCGTCGCTCAAGAACTCCTCCGCCGCTTTCAGCTCTCGCATCTGATCGCTCATCTCGACCATCTCGCCTGCCGCGCGTTGTGCCGCGTTGAACTTCATGGCGGTGTCGATGCGCAGGTTCTCGAGTTCGAGTAGCCGCTTCTCGCGTTCGATTTCGTCCTCCTCGTCCTCTTCCTTCTCCATCTCCTCGCCCTCCCCTACCGCCAACATGATCGCGGGCGGGCGTTCGGAAGGAGCAGGGGAGGGCGCTACGCCTTGCAGCTTGGCAAGCTCCGTAGCCGTCTTGGCTTGCGTCAGCTCGGCGTCGGCGATGGTGTTGAGCACGTCCGCGCGCGCCTTCTCCGCCTTGGCAACAGCCTCCTCGGCTGCGGCTTGCAGGTAGATAGAGTTCGGATCGGTCGGCTGCTCCTGACCTGCGAGCGCCGCCATCTCCTCAAGCTCGGTCTCGGTCGGCTTCACGACGCCCATGCTCACCAGGCGCTTGCGGAAGAAGTCGCGCACGTCGGCGATGCCGTCGGCTTCCATGTTCATCATCGAGAGCGCTTGCAATACCTGCTGCGTCTCAGGGTCGGACGTGATCGACATCATGCCGGTGAGGGCGCGCACGGTCGCCGCCTTCTGGCTGGAGCTGGACGGTCCTACATCCGCCACCACGTCGAACTTGGCGCGGGAGAGGTCGTTATCGAGCTCGAGACGCCCCGTCTCCTCGTCCACCCGCGGGCGCATGAGGACAACCTGCTGCATCTCGTTGGCGGAATCGACGCCCTTCATGGCGCGGTCCTCCTCGACGTAGACCTCTTGCGCCATCGAGAGCCAGATCTCGCCGCAGCGCTTCATCGCCTTAGCGAAGTTGCTGACGTAGATAAACGTCTGGTTGTCCAGCCGCTGCTGGATCATCTCAATGGCTTTGCCCGAGATGTTCGAGACGATCTTGTCGCCCTCGCCCTGGTTGCCGAGGATGTCCTGCATATCCACTTCGGTGAGCTGCAAGAGCGCGGCCATTGCCGGCGGGATCTGCGGGCTGCGTGTGTAGGCAACGGGACCGGCGGCTTGCTGGCTGCCATCCGGCGTCGTGATCGGG